TTGGAATACTCACGGGAAGGACTGGAAGTGCCAGCCCAGATGGAATGTGAGAGAAGTCTAAGTTGAAAGCCATGGTAACTCCTTATCCACAAAAGACTGTTCCAGAACCCATCATAGCAACTGATCCACAATCAATGGGATCTCCAATACGCATCACTGGTGCTCCGTTACAAAATACGGTTGGAGAACCCCCAACCCCAGTGCCTGGATGCACACTGATGATATTGGTGTGTGGGGCCCAGACATCTATCCCCATTCGAACCACTGGGATACCATCCACATACACATCTGCCGATCCCGTGATTGTTGGGCGCGGAGGAAAAAATGTCGGTCCTGCGGGGTGTCCGCTGCACACATCGACCCCCATTCTCACGACTGGTAATGCAAGCCCCACGTTAGACTCCTGTTACTGGTATTGGTGGGGGCAGAATTGCGCCAGGTGGTCCATTCAAATTCATTGGGATGCCAGTCAAAGACATCGGACCTTCCGTGGTGTGCGACTCAGATACTGCGGCTTGAGTTATCACCGATCCCAGCGCATTCAATACGATATCCAATCCTGCTTCGATGTTGACACTCATTCCCGCTTTGATATTGATATCACCCACAGCGGTAAAGTTGAGGTCGCCCTTGACATACACATTCTTGTCCGACAGGACAATTTCATAGGCATTGGCATTTACTCGTATGACTTTTGTACCATCGGGGTGGGTTTCTTCAGATGTACCTGAGCGATGATAGATATGGATTCGTTCAGCGCCTGGGGTATCATCAAACTCCAAAATGTGCCCCGATTCGGTTTCCATGACTCGATTATAGGGGTAAACTGCGGCGTAGGGTGTCGCCGGTTCACTCCATGTACCAGGTCCTGCTGTTGGCACCGCCACAGAGATGCTGTTTTTCTTACCCCCAATGGGTGTGTCACTAATCTTCTCATTACGTGCCAACCGAGAAAAAGTGGGCTCATTCAGCCGTGAGGGGTTCCGTGTGGCCACTCCTTCTATGATGGTCACTGGTCCAATGCTTGAAACGAGGGACTCTGGTGCCTTGGGTGCGCTCTGCAATTCTATATTCGTTCGCGGATCTGAGAATCCCACAGAACTGGGCCCCAATTCTTTGGGGATTCCTGGAAGGATGCCAATAATGATAGGTACCTGGGAATCGTGTCCATCAAAATAAAACCCCACAACATAATCACCCTCTTTAATCTGTAATGAGGCACTGTCGTTGAGGGGTATGAGTGGTTGTGCCCAGGGAAGATGGTCAGTTGGAAATGTGGACTTATTTTGATCGTGAGCACCAGCAATACGCACCTGGCACCGTCCAACTTTAAGTGGATCTTGTCGGCTTTCAACCACACCAGTCCACCAGACCATTTGAGCGCCTAAATCGTGTTGCATTATGACTCCCGTATTCTATTCATCGCAGAACTACTTTCCAAGGAAGGGGGTAGTTGCGGCACAAGTGAATCTTTTGACAATTCAAGAATACAAACGTATCTCACGCGATCTATCTTGTGTCGAATAGCACTAATCATATAATTTCCAGAAAACATTTCATCGATGGGTTTCTCTGCCTTTGACCCAAGTGTTGCTGCTGGAAGGTTGAGTTGTACAATCTGCCCCACCCGCAACAGGAGATTTCCTGGTAGAGAGACCTTCACCTGAAACCCATGAAATGCAGATATGTAGGCGTTACGTTGGAGCAACCAAGTATCCACCTTTAGATTATCCGCTGCAATTCGAAAGAATGAATCATGATGTTCGGTTTGTGGTTTCTTCGTCCGATCTGATCCTAATTGTAAAAACATATTGGGATTCGTGTGATCGGTTGCATCGAAAAGCACCGCCGCATTCATGGTGATGGATTTGATTCGCTGATCGATAGGATTGACGGTAATGAGTTTCCCGCCATACACACCAGTTGAAATAAACCGAAGTAGATCTGGGGCCCCCACCATCTCATACTCTTCTGCTGATTCCAGGCGCTGTTGTGTGTCTGATACTGGGCTTTGTTCTCCAGTCTCACCCGCAAGATTCATGGGCATAAAGTTGATAGGCTGAAGAGGCTCCTGCTGCGACAGGGATTCTATAGACGTGAAGTGATACCCCACGCTATCCTCAAAGAATACATAGGAGCATCCTGGTGTAGCGGCAGATCGAGCCATACGAGAGAGCCAATTGATGGCATAGAAGGGAGTCCAAAATGGTATCACGATATCGAAATTGCCCGTTGTGGAATCGATGGCGCTAGAGGGAAACTTCTTAGAATTGATATGAAGGTAATTGGTTGTAATATCCTCCACAATCTTTGAAATACTCATACCCTTGTAAGACTTTGAAATCCTGATGGAATCACTCAAGACCTGCTCCACCGAACAGAAGTGTAGGATATAATCCTCTGCGAATGCTGTAGCTTTGCGGCGATTCGTGATCTTGTAAATCTGGAATACTTTATCGAGTTTCCAGGGGAATGAAGGCTTACTCAGAGTGACTTTCAAATACTCCCCACCAATAATTGGAAGGAGATTAATAAGATTCTGTGAATCGCTGATGAATAGGTCACCGGACATCGTATTCGTAAACATATCTTCGAAGATGTTCATTTCGCGCATGACTTCCCGAAGGTCCACCGATGTACCATTGACCGCAATAAGGGTGAGGTCATCCAATTGAAATTGTGAGGCGTATTGAATTCCGTCTGTGGGTATCATTATTTACTCATTAAGGTTTCAAACTCACTTAGTATCTGGGGGAGATATTGAGCCTGCAACAACACGATATTTCTCTTGGCTTCATTGAGAGCCACTTCATAGGTATAATTATCTACTGTGGATCGGGAGGTTGTCACGGTAACGGTGTTCCCATCACGAAACGTATAAACCACAGGAGTTGGTGATGTGAGAGTGTTGTACTTTGTTTGGTCAATGATATAGGTGGCGGTATTTGAGTTACCCAACGAATCCCTTTTCACCTCAGTCATGGTGTAATGATGAATCGATCCACTGGCGCTGGCTACTGATCCATATTTATTGACAATATACCTCACCAAGTTCGAATAGCCCTTTGGCCAATCCAATACCGGATCGGTAATATTATTCAAAAGGGTAATCACCCAATGATAGTTCACCGAGCCATAATAATTATCCGCGAGAACTTCGGGCGTATAACCTTCGGGGATTACATACGGATAGAATATTTGATTATGTTTCAACAGATCGGCAACCGGAGCCGAACGAAGAAAAATATTCGTGACCCACTGGAATTCCCCAGGTTGCCCAGTTTTATGCAATGCGTATCCCACGAGAGGGAAATTAGTAAAGTACGCAGACGACATGTTTAATATCCCTTCCCGCCATTTTGCTCCGTCTCAATAAGTTCCTTCGTCATGAACTCAAGTTCCATGAACTGAAGAGTCATACGAGTATAGACTGGGTAATCATCATTATAGAATGCCGCACCGGATGAGGCGTAATCAAGTGTAATATTGACGAGTACACATGTTGAAACTCGTCCCATCGTGGGGACAGAAAATTCTATATCAAATTCCGAAGGGGGAACAAAATATCGACCTATGCCAGACCCCTGACCATACAGTTCTGGTGCAGCGTGAAACTTGAATTTTTGAACAATCTTCTCGACCGTAACGGCTTCAGCGTGGTTTCGAGGAGCAAACAGAAAGTCAAATGTAAAATCACGCAATTTAGGAGATTCGTAAATGACATCAATCTGGGGATTGACCGTGACACCCAAAGCAGAAGCTGCGATGGCATCACCCCCACTACCCAGAAGAGCGGTCCCTACAAGTTCAGCCACAGGACCGGTGACGTTTCTATCGTTTCTTTTTTTTGCCAAGGATGACAGCACACCCATAATGGTGCCTTTTTTGAAGCCTTCAACTGCGGATTCACCCAGAGCGACTCCAGCGGATAGTAATTTAGTGTATGGGAGTCCTGACAAACTAACATTTTGGAAAGCGTTTTGATATCCCCAACTCAAACTATCGGGCATAAATAATCGAATGGCCGCAGTGGTGCGTGAAGTTTTTCGTCCAAATCCCAAATCGGTACCACCAAGGTTCTTCCCAAGAGTGCGAATACCACCTTGGTTGATCTGTATGTTTGATTGGATCGGTTGACCATCCTTTACAGCAGTGTTATTTATTGTCTTGTATTTCGATGAATTTTGTTGATTGACGAAGAATGTGATGTAATAGGGGTTTCTCAAACCAGTCCCAAGATCAGCAGGGAAGGTCAGTGTATTATCATACACGAACTTCTTCTGCTCGGCGCTCTTACTCTCCCCAATCTTTTTATTCTCGGCGCTCGTGAACACACTAAGACTGTTTAACGCTTTCTTCGATGCTCCGAGAAATGTATCTATTGGACCTGCCATAAATATCCTCCGTGACGTGACTCTCTCTATTTATATCACTCCAAGGAGACCATGCGAAGGTATTACCAAGGACGCTACAAACCAGAAAATCCCCAAAAATATGCAGGCAATGTGGCGGATATCGTTTATCGCTCAGGATGGGAACTCCAGGTGATGATAAAGCTCGACCGAGCCGACTCTGTGGTGCTATGGAACTCAGAGGGATTGGCCATTCCTTACCGGTCTCCCCTTGATGGAAAAATCCACCGATATTTCCCCGATATGACAGTACAAGTACGCTATAAGAATGGAACCATGAAAACGTGGATTCTAGAGGTAAAACCACACGCAGAGACTCAATTACGCACCGCAAACCGCAAGACACGCAAATTTCTAACCGAAGTGGCAACCTTTGCGACAAATCAAGCAAAGTGGCAAGCGGCTGAGGAATTCTGCAAGGATCAGGGGTGGACCTTCCAGGTGGTGACTGAAAAGACCTTCAACTTCGTCTGAGATGTCACATAAATAGGAACATGGATAATACAATTACCCGCCAGTATAACCAATTAGCCAAAAAGGACATCGATCCAACCACCGCGTTTGGTCAAAATTGGCTATTGCAAAAAATGGATCAGTTGATTCCGACTGCTCATGACCGAATGGAGATTTTGAAAAATCGTGAAAGGCAACGGAGCCAGAGCGTCTTGGGTAGACTGTATTTCTTCGCCTATGATGCCAAGACGAAGGAAAAATTAAAATACTGGGACAAATTCCCATTGGTCGTACCAATAGAAGAGTATCCCGATGGATTCCTGGGGCTCAACCTGCACTATATCGCTCCCAAACATCGGCTCATATTCATGCGACAACTGATGATGTTTGCTGCGGGGTCTCGCCAGGATGAACGAATGCGACTGCAATTGAGCTATCCGCTTCTCAAGGCACTCGCGGGGGTGCACTATGGCACACCCTGTATTAAGCGATATCTCTCAAAACATGTGCAGTCACGATTTATTGAAGTCCCATCAATTGAATGGGAAGTGGCAGCAGCACTCCCATTTGCGAACTGGACTAGCAAAACTGGAACTTCAGAGACACAAATCTGGAAACAGTCCATGGACAAATATGGTAAATAATCACAGATCAGCACATCAGGAGAAATACTAATGGGTGGCATATATCAACAATTCCTATCAGGCCTTCGACGAGGGGGAGTCTCCAAAACCAGCCATTTCCAATTGGCCATTCCACTGTTGCCAGGGCTTTCTACAACTTTTGGTGGCCATGACCGAGCCATGGCCCTACGCTGCGAAGCGGCTGAACTCCCTGGACGACAATTGGTGAGCAATGATTCGAAGGTGTATGGGCCGACTTATAAAACTCCCTACGAATCCAGTTATCAGGAAACCACACTTACGTTCCTAGAAACCCGTGAACTCTTCATTCGTCAATTTTTTGAATCCTGGATGGATTCTATTTTTGAATCGAGAACGAATCTCCTGAATTATCCCTCTTACTATCGCACCGATGTGCAGTTGGTGCAATATGACATGTTCTCAACAAAGGACATAGCCACATCAAATGGTGGATTTGGCACAGACGCCACTCTCGATGTTATAGCAATATGGAATCTCGTTCAGGCGTTCCCCACTGCGGTCAATCAAATGCCACTGGCCTGGTCAGAAGATGGCTTCCATCGCGTGAGTGTGACCATGGCATTTGAATATTATCATATCTCCCAACCAACGAAACCTGTGGAACCCATTTCCACCTCGG